TCTATGTCAGCGTCGAATATGATCCGCACTCTTTTGTCTTTGCTCATGTGCCCACCTCCCATATTTGATAGTATACCATGATGACAAGGTAGCTGTCAAAGCGCGAATACCTGCCGGAACCGCTCTGTCGCAAACGCTACTATAGAAGAAACACGCAAAATAGCCGGAAACGTGCTTGTAGTGACCATGCGCAAATTGGAGGTACAAATCACCTGTAATGTGTTTTGCGTGGCTGCGTGGGGACTGTGGCGAAGCTGTTTTTATTGTGGAGGGAAGGAAAAGAGAAAATAGTTGACTGATTGTATAGGCAGAGCAGGAAACGGGAGAAAACGGAAAGTTTTGCTTGTTTTCGGGGTTTAACCGTGTTATTATGGTAGTGTGGGAGTTTTAGACCATGTTTTTTTATTTGTTTGTGCCTACTGTTTTGAGTAGGAGAATACTGCTTATGAGGGCATCCGTGAGGGTGCTTTTTGTTTTTTGGGTGAGATAGTCCTGATCAGACGAATAGCGCGACTTTCTCCAGTCGCGTTGACTCACTTGTATTTAAGCAGGAGAAAAATAACCATAGGAGAGTGGTAACAATGATGGCAACCAGTTACAAGCTGGCTTTTGAAGGTTTACTGGAGATGAAACTTACTGATGAAGTAAAGGTGCAACTTATCCGTATCGAAAAAGAAGGATACAGCGAAAAAGGCATATGCTTTGCCATTTACAAAACGCAGGACAAACTGACCAAATTTAAACGTGATTCGCGCTTTTGGTCTATCTTGCTTAACGAGGTAAGAAAACATTGCTTCAAGAAAGACGATCCGCGCTGGGAAGTAATAAACCAGAGAAAGTTGCGGAATAAAGAATATGCCGAACAGGTGAAGCAAAACAAACTGCAACAGCGCATTCTTTCGCCAGAGCAGTATAAACCAGGAAAGAATAAGATGTATGTCTATTTTGTGCAGGGCGAAAAAGGTGGGCCTATCAAAATAGGAACATCGAAAGACGTTAATAAAAGACTCCATGCTTTACAGACAGGTTTTCCGGTGAAACTGAAACTTTTGGCCGTTCTGCCAGGCAACGAGCGTGTTGAATGTGGATTACATCAACGATTTAAGGAATTTAGACTTAGCGGTGAATGGTTTAGGCCGGTAAAAGAGTTGCTGGAATACATAAAAACACTTCAAACAGCATAAGGTTTGTGTCAAAAAATGACACAACAAAAATGACCTCTAGCCCAGTAATGACAAGGGTTTGCAGGTTTGGAGTGTGAAAAGCAGTAGAATAAGAGAAAGTGAGTTGTTTTTGTTTGATAAGAAGGTGCATTGTATTAGATGATGATTTTGGTTATGGTCGCAAGCGCAGACAGGTTATTGATGTAGACAACGGGGAAATGGTTGCTGTGGTTTGGCACAACAGACCCGACAATGGTATATTTCCTGCTGGTGTGAATGTGACAACAGCACAGGCCATTTTTACACGCGAGGAAACGCCAGATAAGCAGTCAGAATACATACACGTCAGGGATGCGGACATAGAACACGAATACTATGGATTTTGGAATAAGAAGAACGAAAGCAAAAATCCACCTAAAAAACGTAGTACAGGTAACAAGAAGTCATATGTGAAGTTATTTAGCGAAAAACTGACTGAGTTAGACAATAAGCTAAGTCTCAGGGATATGGGTTTTTTGGTAAAGATCGTACCTTTAATTGATTGGGATAGTGGCGCCTTAGTAGGTATTAGAAGCAAAGAAAAACTGACCATTGATGATATAGCGGCTATCTTTGGAGAAAAGAAGCGAAATACTTATAGGTTAGTCAATCCGCTGATTGATGCAGGTGTGATGTTTAAGCGGAACGGACACTATTATATTAATCGTTCGTATATGGCGAAGGGATAACGTAATAATGTATATTACATAGGAATATCTAATTAAATTGAGGTGAAATGATTATGCCAGCAGGAAGACCAACGAAGTACAAAGAGGAATACAATGAACAGGCTTATAAATTGTGTCTGCTGGGAGCAACGGACAAAAGTTTAGCTGATTTTTTTGAAGTTGACGAAGCTACTGTAAATAGATGGAAGTTAGAATATCCATTATTTTGCGAGTCCTTAAAGAGAGGTAAGGTAATCGCTGATACAGAAATAGCACAAAGTCTGTATCAGCGAGCGAAAGGTTACACCCATCCAGAGGACAAAATATTCGTCCATGAAGGTGTGCCGGTTATTGTGCCAACGGAAAAGCACTATCCACCAGATACGGGCGCAGCTATGGCATGGCTGAAAAATCGTAAACCTGATTCATGGAGCGACACACAAAAGCTAGAGCTCACAGGCGCGGACGGTGGTCCTGTGGACGTTCGCATTGCCGGTATGAGCGACGAGGAGCTGGAGCAGTTGTTGGAGTATTAGGGAGGTTTTGAGCAATGAAAACATGCTTAGACTGCGGAAATCCTATTATCAATAGAGGCAGAGGTGCCGTTAGATGTTTAGAATGTGTTGCCGTACACGAAAGAAAGATGTACCTCAAGCGCAGGTAAGCGAATTCAAAAACAAGGCACATCTATTACAGGGAGATTCTTGTATTGTATGTGGCTTTACGGATTCAAATGTTCTTTTTGGTGGCTGTGACTCACATCATATTATACCTATGTCTCAGGGTGGCACTCACGATGCAGAGAACAATGCGGCTATCCTATGTTCTCACTGTCATACATTAACCCATAGAGGCATCATATCGACAGACAAACTTCTATCTTATGTGGAAGAGGCAAAGAAAAGGCGCATCAAATCAAAGATAACTCCTTCTTTCATAGACAAGGTAAGACGTAAAGTTAGTCGATAGTTATTACACGTTTTTAACATTTGGTTCTCATAATGTGCATTATGTCAACTAAATCAGGCCAAAAGTGCCGTATTTCCTGCATTTCTTAGTCAGTTGTTCGGTCATCGGTTCAGTTTTGGTCATTGTCCTTCACTCATGGACATTTTGGCGTTCTCGTACCCCTTCACAACCCCAGGGCTGTGATACTGTATTGTACGCACAGAGCGCAGCGCATACGCGAGCAGGAGAGCGAGCGCACGTATTTAGATAGGAGATTCGCCAAAAAGAGGGGGTGGGGGTCAAACACCCCCGGTATGGATTGGTGGGACTCCGGCGGCGGGTACCTGTACCTTATTCTATCACTAGATAAACGTTTATAACTTTTACCAATTTCCAAAACTTCATTGTTTTATATTTAATCAACCGAGAACGGAGGAAATTAACGTGCAAGTTACCACATTTAAGGATGATAACACTCGTTCCATAAATATAAATACAAAAATAAGCGATCACTATCTTATTGATTTCGGGAAAGCAGTATTTGATGAGGCAGTAAAAATGTCTGCTCAAAAGTTTGCTGAAATTTATCTTGCAGAATTCTTGGATGATTGTCTTAATTCTAAGCATGAGATTATCGAGATTGCTAAGAAACGTGCCGGTGAAATTCTTGCAGAGGCGTTTCTTGAGCATTATAGAGGTATGTCTGATGAAAAATAATACTGATACTTTGTTCACAGAAGAACCAACAGTAATTCTATGTCTCCCTGAATATTTAGATGCGGCAAAGCAGATATTGGATGCCACTAAGAAACCTAACCACAAAATTGAGTGTGACAAAGGATGGTTCTCTGTACCGCTATGTCACCTTAAAGAAGCAAGGGTAATTGCAGAGCATAGTTATGATGTGAATATGTCTACTAAACCTAAACTCATGGATCTAGTCAAATGGGCATACATCAACGGTATTGACTATGAGGTTATACCGTTTAATTGAGGAAGTATGACTAATCTAAGAACAGTGGTGATAAAATGAAAACTCCTGCATATTCGAGAAAAGAAGGTAAAAATAAAACTGGTGGCTTAAATGAAAAAGGCCGTAAGTCCTACGAGAAGGAAAACCCCGGCAGTAACCTTAAACCTCCTGTATCTAAGGAAACGGCTAAGAAATCACCTAAAGCAGCGGCAAGAAGGAAGTCCTTCTGTGCAAGAATGGGTGGTATGCCAGGACCGTTAAAGGACGAAAAAGGCAGGTCGACACGAAAGAAATTGGCTTTAGATAAGTGGGATTGTTAAATCTAACCGAGGACGGTGTAAGTAATGAGCAAAACCAAAAGGTACCGCAGAAAACCTATTTTTGTTGATGCCGAACCTTATGTTGATGGTTTGGAGGATGGTTTTTATCAAGGAATTCCTTATATTGCTGCCGGACAAATAAAGATAAAAATATCACCGATAGATTATATTGCAACAAGACCAGACGGTGTTAGATTTCCTTATGAACCTAAAAACTTCGAGGCAACTTATGAGGAAGTAGGAGATATCGAAGACACTCGCCCCATATGTCCTGACTGTAAGACCATCATGGTTAAAACTCACATTGAGTTAAGTGACGGTAGTGGTTGGTTCTCTGGTTGGGGTTGTGATTGCAAATATGAACCAAAAAGTTAAACGTATATTTCCCGGCCCCGTCAATGGACTAATTAATTGGATGGAAGAAAACTTTGACAGTATAGATGAGTTTATTGTTACTTTTCACCTCAAAGACGGTACTACAATGACTGTCTATGATGTCTATAGCTACTTCAATGCCTTAGCAATAACTGAGATAAGTAAGGATACTATTCATAAATTGTCGCATGATGATGAATTGATACTGAAAACTAAATGAGAACATGGAGGAATTGAAATGAATTTTCCCAATGAATTAAAAAGTTGTAGTAATATGCCGATGAATGAACCTGTATGCGCTATGGAGTTAACCCCACTAGAAAGCATAATGGGGGCAATAACCCAATCTGTGCATGAAAACAGCAATGCCATTTCTTTGCTCGAAGGAATTGTGCGGAAACCATATCCTGTTTCGTGCGAAGGTAAAGGTTCAACAAATAACGATGTTACGCTGTATGAAAAATTATATACTTTAGCAGGAA